TTTACTTGGTGTCGGGGTGAAGTCTTCACAGGTTGTCATGCCTATTGCTCGGCTGTGGAAGCCTGGCGCAAATTGCATGGCTTCTTGACGTGTAAAGCCGCGCATTGTTGACTCGCCTTTGTCTAGGTACCAGAGCTCGGTCCGAACGTACTGAAGCTGCGGGTACCGGAAGAACGTTGCAATTGCGTACAGCAAACACTGTTGGGCATGCGGGATTTCGTTGCCGAATTTCTTGCCGGTTTTAAAGTCGATGACTCTTGCGCTGGTGTCGTCCTGGTGGACTAAGGCATCTAGTTTAATCCGTGCCCAAGTCTGCGGGACCATCCAGCCTACAGGTTCCCATTCGATGCTGAAGCCCCATTCGCCTTCGAGTTCTACTTTAGCGTCCGCGAAAAGCGTACGTAACTCGTGGAACTCGTCTTCGAACTTTTCAAGCTCAGCTGGGAGTTCGCCTATTTCGCCTTTAACAAACTCTTCGGCCAGCTTGTGGATTGCTGTGCCTCGGTCTGCCGCAGGACTAGGCGGCTCAGGGATCTTTTTAACACGTTGAATGTAGGTCCGGTAAGGACACTCTTCAAAGGTCTTGAGCGCCGAATAGGACCAGGTGGGGACAGGACCGAACTTCTCAGGTTTAAGTAAACCGTCTTCAGAGTCCGGCCTGGTACTCTGCGTAAGTTTAATCACTATTACTGACTCAGTTGGAATTGACCTTGTCAGTATAGCTAATGTTTGTATTTTGCAACAGTCGTTGGTCGGTCCCATCAAAATAGATGTTGATGAGACGTTGACGCTCGAGGTCGTCAATGTTCCAAGTGACTGTTACCCCGCTAATAAGGTTGCTGTCACGGCTAGCATTAGCAGCTCGTTTTCTGGATGTCTCGATCCCGTTACGGCTCATTTGTTTTGTGAACTCACGTTGGGACAAACGGTTGCTTGACTCAGTTTGTACGTGATACACAGTGCGAAGATGCTCCATCGGGATGATGTCGTACTTCTCTTTGGCGTTAGCAATCCAGGTTTTTACAAAGCGTTGCGCCGTAGCAACTTCGTTCATGTTCTGAACGTTGGCTGTGTTGATGTCCAAGATGTCGCTAAAAAACAACAGATTGCCGCGTTTGATAGCCTCCGAGAACTCTTCCATGAGCGACATAGAAACGTGTCGCATATGGTTCTTGGCCTGGTTGTCAATGCAGGTATGAACCATGCGCTCATTAACTACGAAGCTATGCAAAATAGATCCGAAGCTAAACAGTTCGTCTTCTAGTTTATCGAGGTTCTTGAGAAGTTCTGGGTGAGCTTCTTCTAACTTAAACTCCTGGCGTGGCGGAATGTTGTACCGACGATCGCCGTTCTCAATTTTTACCGCGTCGTTGCGGTTAGTAAGAAAGATGAAGTTAGTGAAGTTAGGGACTTCAACTTGGTTAGTGCGCATTGCGCGGATTGTGATTGTATCTTCTGTGATCTGATTCTTAAGCTTGTCAGCAATCTTCATAGCGCCAAGCGAAGACGAGGCCATGTGGAATTCGTCGACAATCAAAAAGATTGAGTTACGCATGTAGAGATTGAAGTGTTCTTCAATGCTCTGCAGTGCTCGCATTGGTACGTGCTCAGAACCAAACAAGGGACGAAGTACCTTGCTATAGAACAAACCTTTACCGGTTCCTGGTACGCCGCCAAGTACCCAGGCTGTCTTGGCTTTCTTGCGTGTCTGGAATATGTAAGCCAGCCAGTTGATAAAACGTTCGAACTCCTGGTCACCGTTGCCAAGAACGTGATGTATCAAGGTATAGATTAGTGGGCAGTGGTTCGATATCAGTTTTGCTTGGCCAAACTCTAGTTTAAAGCCAAGGTCTTCAGCTCCTAACATGTACTTAGTTTTACGGTACATGTTTACGAAGTATGGGACATTGTCGAAATCAATGGCTGGACTGTTAGATGTAGGGTCAAACACAACGCGTGCGTCACGGATAAAGTCTGGTTCCGGACGTCCGTGGCTTAGCATGAAACTTTCAATGCTGGTCTTGCTAGTCGGGATTAACGGGTATTCTTCTGTGAACTGATTTAAGTTCGGGTCAAATACTCCGTTGTAGTAGACGTCGGTGTAATAGTCACGAAGAACAACCGGGTAAGTAGACTTACCGACTTTCTCGAGATGCTGTTGAAAGATCTCGAAGATGCTTTTGTAAAATTCCTTGTCGGCTTTTTCAATCTCGAATATTGGTTCGTCCTTAAAGTTGTACATGTACGTCGGACGTTCGATGTTGAAGTAGTAGCCGCCACTATCGCCGCCATTGATATTGCAGCGGACCCAAGGCATTGCTGAACTGTCAGCAATTGAGATGGACATTTTGTCTGGGTTTAACAGTACTTCGTGAGCCTGGTGCTCAATAGTCATTGTCTGGTACTTACCAGACTTTTTGCGGATGCCTTTGCCTTCGCGAAGGTCATCTTTAATCTGTTGTCCGATTTGAAAGACAGTCTCTGGATTGAGACTTGCCATGGCTGCTGCCATGTCAAACGTTGCGTTGTCTCTGTCGACGCGAATAATGCGGTCGTCGTCAGCCACGAATGGGTTTTTAGTCGAGTCTTCAAACGTCGGTGGCGATATAAAGATTAGTTTGCTGTTATCAGCAACCGACACGTCTAATGGGTGTTTGATTGACTGGCCGTTGGCGCTTAACTCAAGTTGTGGCTTGAGAAGATCTGAAACGTAATTGATGTTTTGTAGCCAAAGCTTTATGGACTTAGGTGGCATAGCCACTGTAAGCATCATAAAGATGTGTAACGAAATACGGTCGCCTTTAAGACCAAGGCTAGCTGATGCCTGCGCGATATAACTGACGTTATGAAGTTCAGGTGGCAGCTCAGCAATGATCTGTTCAGAGATCAGTTGTACGTCATTAGCGCTCAGCTTTTTCGAACGTACAATTCGCCGCGGTAATGTGATTGCATCAAAGTCGAGTACAAGTAAATTGCTAACGGCAAGCCTGTCGCTTTTTTGTGCGCGGCTTTCGTTTACAAGTTGGCGACGCAATGGGCCTTTCAGCATGCAGTTACCTTTTGCAGCATGCTGGCGAATCAAATTTTCAAGCTGCACTAAACCAGCTTGATCATTAGGTATTGTGTGCTCGTACGAAGTTACGTCTTTTACATACGGATACGGTCGTGATTCGCCACTTGTAAAGTAATGTTTGCTAAGTGGAGTGCCGTTTGAGCTCTCCAGAAACGTAACCTTCATAACAACTCCCCAGAAACACTAGCCCTTGTCTTGCTCCGAAGAGCCGGGGCTTTCGTCTAAAGTTTCTTTCCGGTCAATAATTACTGACGGGTCAGCGACGAAAGCAATGCGAACTTGATTACGATCTATGCGACAGACTTTTACTTCAACAAGGACTTTACCGTTGTGTTGAACAACAACGGTTTCGTTTAAACGCCTTGTTAAAACAAGCCTGGACATTACTTACTGTACATCCTGTCATAGCCACCTTCAGCGGATAACGGTAGATCCGGGGCCCAGCTGGGTGGGGTGCAAAGATCGTCAATGATTTGAGCCATTGTAGCATCGGGATTTTCATCTGATGCAACAATTACTACTTCGTCATGTACGGTAAGGGCAACTCGGCCGTTGCGTAAGTTCTTGTCTAGCCTCAATAAACTGTCAGTAATTACTATTCTTGATAAAGCCTGAATAACGTTTTCAGTTATTCGACCACCATAAGTTGACTCATGGCTAAACCCGCGCGTTTCGTAAGTCATGCCTTGAGGAGTCATTTGTAAGTTCTCGTATCTCAAAGCCATTCGATTAGGCAAAACAAGAGAACGATCTTGTATTGTTAAGACTCCGTTGCGGTAAGTAACGCCGTAGTTGTTTCGGTCTAGTGATTGCTTCAAGAGGTTTTCCATTCGCCCCCATAAGAGCGGAATGCAGCTGTAGCTAGACCTGTATGTGTGTACAACGTTTAGAGCATCAGACTCTGAGATCTGCATAGCCGGTCCGGCGGCTCCGGATTCCAGAGTAAGTTTGAACTTCTTGTGCCCCATGCCGTAGCCAAGACCTAGAATTGCGGTCTTACCTACAAATCGTTCGGTAGGGTGTTGTTGTTTGTTTACCGGCTTGTTGTAAATCTTCGAAGCAAAATTACTGTATATATCCTCACCCTTGCGAAACTGGTCCAGAAGGTCGTATTGCCCTGCGAGCCACGCAAGCATGCGGGCTTCGATATTGGACAAGTCTGCTACGTAAACGAGCATACCTTCTGGTGCTATAAGACATTTGCGTAGCTCACTACCTCGGGGTAAGTTCTGTAGGTTGATTTTTTCTGTGCCACCGAAGCGGCCGGTATGGGCTGCGTAATACTTAAGCGGGACACTAATAGTGTCGTCGCTGTGGGCTACGTCTAAAAATCGTTTAGACCGAGTCTCACTGATGCGTGACTTGACTGCTGTTCTAGCATCCCAGAGAGCTTTGTGCTCTGGGTACTTAGCCATTAGCTGCTTCCAACCTGCGTCGTTTTTACCAAACGCCGGGATCATGTTACCGGTGCTTGGGCTGCGTTTTACTGGCGGCGTAATCCCAAGTCTTTCAAGGAGCGCAACGAACTTGACGTTGCTTGAGAGTACATCCTTAGAAACGCCGGAGTTCTTGATTAAATCTTCAGCGCGAGTGAATTCCTGATCGTGGTACGTGGTCAGTCGTTCACGGTCAATCTTAAGAATCGGCTGACAGAACATCTTGGTTGTGAGATGAATAAGGTCCAACTCAGACTGTGGGTAATTAGCCACAAGTTTGTTGTAAACAGCGTAGGTCAGATCTACGTCTTGTACACAGTACTTGGAGATAGCCTCTTCAATGTCTGGTGGAAGGTCGTAAAGTCCCTTGGCTTTAACAAGGTCTTCGCCTTTACGCATAGATTCGTCGTCTGGGAACAAGCGAATACTTGTCTCTTTAAGAGATGCAGATAAGCCAGGAAACGCGCCGCGTGCCATTGCTGCGGTGTCGAGATAATACGCGGGCGTTATGCCGTAATGCCTGGCTAATATGTAGCCGTCGAACAAAGTGTTGTGACAAAGCAACTTGACGTTGCTCCAGTCAAATTGACGCAAACAGTCTTCAGCTTCGTCTGCTCCAAACCATTCTGTTGGTTCATCGTTGACTTTAACGCCAACACCCCAGACCTTAAACATGTCATCTTTGACATATTCCATGGTGGTCATTTTGGTAAGACTGAGCTTTACGTCGTAGTAAGTTTCAAAGTCCAAAGTCACAAGAGTCTCTGACACGGCGTTATCCTTCTTCGTACGCTGTAGCGTCCTGCAGTATTCGGTAAATTTCATCGACCCGTTGTTTTGGGATCTTGAGTTTTGTTTCTATTTCAGTGGTAGTGTAGCCATTAAGCAACAGATCGCAGACCTGCATAACTTCTACACTTTCAGTGAAGTGACCCATCGTGTTAACGATAGGCTTCAAGGACGGCGAGTACCGCATTTGCACGCTTCTGTGCTCGTATGCGAGATTTCGCATACAAAGAGTCAGTCATTATAGTGGCAATTTCTTTAAGCCCTTTGTCTTCGGACAAAGTGCCAAGTGCAATGGCCAGGCTAGTAAGGTTGATTTTATTAGCCGTAGATACGGCTCGGGGAAAAATGAGTTCTTTCGTGACTCGAGGCATAAAGGTCTCCTACCTTTGCGTTGAGGATAGTTAGTAACTGAGTTTGTATCAAGAGGGTAAATATACAGTAGTACCGAATGGCGCTTGTGAGTGTCGCGTTGTAGCTACCCAAAGCGTCGGTGCAATGCAGTTACGTTCGGCTTCGTCGAAGTCGCTGGACTCCAAATCTGTGAGATACACAATTGCCTGGACATCCGGATGGTGCTCTTTAATGTAAGCAAATGCCGGGGCAAATGCTGTACCGCCACGGCCTTTGAATGTACGTTTGTTGTCCGTGATCCGTTGTCCACGGTCAAACACATGCACGTCCTGAACGTTAGCGTCGCACTGTATAAATACAACCGACTCAGGTCGGACTTGGGCAAGCACTGCGTCTAGTTCGCTAAAGAACTGGATGCCTTGCTCGTCGGAAATAGATCCGCTGGAGTCAGCGACGATTGCAACTTTACCGCAGGCTTCTTCGTACATTGACGGAAGATATTCGTCTTCCGAAATGTAAGCACGATTTGGTTTACGCCAGGTAAAGTCGTCGTTGGTAAGATCGGTAAAGAATGGCCAGAGAATGGTACGCCAGTCGACCTTCGGGTCAAGAATATCGGTCAGCGCAAGCTCTAAATGGCCTGGCATCTTTCCGCGTGATTTGGCTACCGAGAGTGCTTCACCAACAGCGATTTGCCATTGGGATTCCATCTCGGCAGCAGAACCAGACTCTATGCTGCCGCTGTTTGCGTCAAGAACAATACCCCAGGCGCACGGCTTGTGCTTCTTGGGTTCTTGTTGAAGTTTGCTGTAGATGGCTTCTGCAGACATGTCTTTATAAGCCGGATCTACTAAGCCGCCTTTAGGCAGAATAAAACCCGCGTCCACAAGGTGGTTGTTTATAGCGTAATCGCAAGCAACATTCCACAAGCTGTGGTCGCGGGCTTGTCTGCGGGTTTGATGGTTAAAGACGCAATGCATAACTTCGTGAGCAATTAACCCACGAAGCTGCATTGGATCTAGTTTCCGTATGAAATCAGAGTTGTAGAAAAAACTTGTGCCGTCAGTGGCTGCCGTCTTTACGTCCTCTTTCTCAACGGGGCGTAGTCTCAAGGCCAGCGTTCCGAAGAACGGCTGTTCCATGAGCAGTTGCGATCGCGCCTTAATAAGTGCGCTTTCAGCAGACATGTTAGCCTCCTACTAGTTTTGCGGTAAGTACTACTTCATTTACAAATGAGTCGTCGAATTGAACTTCTTCTCGGATCTGTTTGGCACGCTCGACACGAGTGACTTTGGTGTACATGCGTGTCTTGTGTTCGTGTCCAACAAACGATTCGCCTGCTGGCCAGGTGGTAAGCAATTGCTTAACCGTCGTGCAAGCGTCCAAAAGATCTTTGATTTTCTTGGAATAGTCATGTTGCTCAGCATAGTGATCAACAATGTCTTTAGAAAGTTGCTGCAAAGGGCCAGCAAGATCTGCACGCGTCTGCGCACTGAAGTCCTCAAAGCAGAAATCTGCTGTGCCCCAGGACGAGCCTCGGAAAAGCTTGATCTGGGGTACCATCTCAATCTGAATAGTCTTGTTAGTACCGTCTGGGAAAGACGTAGTACCGAAGTTGGTTTTAGAAGACAGATTGATAACAGCGTCAGTGGTCTGAGCTACGTTGTTAGGCACTCCGCCAAGCGAAGTGAATGTGTAACGGTTACGTGTTTCGTACATGTCTTTTAGAACCTTGTACGCTTCGGATCCCATGATGCCGTCGCGGATTCGGTCAGAAAGCCAAGTGGTAGGCTTGGGCATAGGTTTAGCAACCTTGAAAGCTTCCATAGCGTTACGGTGAATATCGCTACGGATTTCGTTGGTTAATCGTACAGAAGCCATGTGGTTCTCCTTAGATGACTACTTCTACGTTAGCGGTGGTCCAATCCTTGAATGCCTTTTCGTTAATCAAAGTACGTTCTTTAGCCAAGCAGTCGCGGACAAGAACTACTTGGAACTCGCGTGGCAAGCGTCTGTTGTAACGCATGATCGCGTCGAAGTTCAGCTGGTCTACGCGTGATGCCAGCGCACCGGCAATTGCGTACAGAGCTGATGGGTCGCTCGGAACGTGGCTGGTTGACGGGTTCTTGATGAGGTCTTCGATGTCAGGCAAATCCTTGTGGATTGCTTTGTGAGCCAAGTACTCGCCAGCCGGGCCGTCGCCGACAAGCGATGCAACGCCGTAGAACATGTCGTTCATATGCGGCAACTTGCGGCTGACCATCTCCCAGGTACGGGGCGACGGGAACGCGTAGTCGTTGGCGTCCAAGCTGTGAAGCAGACTCGGACGGTAACGAAGGAACGAGATGATGCTGTCGTCGATCTTGTTACGAAGCGCCCAGGCTACCCAGTCGTCGATGTTTGCCTCGAGCGTGTAGTGCGCAAAGCGGTTTTTAACAGGCGTTGGCATCTCGTGCACAGCAGCACGATCTTGCGAACGGTTGCCTGCGCCAACGATGATGGTGTTTTCTGGGAGGACGTAAGTGCCGATCTTGCGATCGAGTGTCAACTGCAGCAACGCGTTCTGCGTAGCTTTAGGTGCATTGGGCAACTCGTCGATGAGCAGCACGACAGTGCCCTGATAGTTGGTATCTGGGTAATCCTCAGGTACGCCGTAACGAGTTCGGTACGAGCCGTCGGCTTGCTCAACTACTTTGAGACCGCCGCGAACGTCGACGGGATCGAACAAGTTGGCACGAAGTTCGAAGACCTTGGCGTATAGGTCGTTGGAAAATTGATAAACAATCTGAGATTTACCGAGGCCTGGCGGGCCCCAGATCATGCTTGGCACGCGGGCCAAGGCGTTGGCTTTTAGTTCGGACTTGAGTTGTGATGGGCGAATAGTGCGCATTGTTTACTCCTTAAGTAATGCGATAGGTCTAACCTCTGACCAGTTACAGACAACGACTCTTGGCTTGCACTGGTCACCAAGAGCTGGGTTCAAGGGGGTTGAAGTCTGTAACCGGCCAGAGGCCAGATGTTAGTTAACGGTTTTTAGTTTTAATGACAGTGACCCAAGCTAGCTTTCGATATGGAAAGCGCTTGGTCTTGATCCACTTGAGTTCTTCTTGTGGCACGTTGCGTTTAGCCCACCACAGGAATATAGATATAAGGGCACCGGCCCAGAGGCCAGCCATCATACCGGCGAAAGTACCGGCAAAGATCCAGATAAAGAAGAACGTAAGTACTACGTCCAGGAAGATGTCGTACTTTGCGATACGTCGTAGGTTAAGTTTGAGTAGCAAGAAGATCATTGCTAAGGCTGCAAGTAAGCCGGATAAAAAGAACATTGTTAGTGCTCCGTTATTCGTCGTCAGTTTCTATTGGATCGATGCTGATGCTTAAGCAGTAGGGGCAAGCGTCGTATTCAATAGGCTCGAAATAAATGCCGTCGCCTATGTAATGCACGTCGCTGCCTTCAGATACGCAGGCTGTTTCTGATTCGTCGAAATTTATGCCACACGATTGGCATGCATATTGACTTGCCATAATCCTACCCAGTGTTGTTTGTGTTCGTCTGATGTGTATTCTGGAAATTTGTGTTTGTTGGTTTTTACGTATTCGTGTGCTTCGTATACTACGTTAGAGTTTTTTCTAGAGAAAAGAATAGTGTCTGTATGGAAAGAGTTACGCAGTTTGCTGGTAATTCGTGGTTTATCTACAGGTAAAAGCAAAAAGTCTTGTACGACTTCATAGTTTACGTATTCCACTCCGTTGAAGGCTGCTAGGAGTAGCACACTGTTATACATGTCGTAGTCGATTAATATTTTCCCTGGTGGTATTACGTTTGGTTTTTTCATGGTAGTTACCAGTAATCACGGCCGCTGCGTTTGCATGCCCAGTTGGGCGGCGGCACATGACGCCAGTCATAGTCTTTAATAGAGTTGATTCTTTTGATAAAAGCGCGGAGTGCTTTCAGCATGGTTAGAACTCAATGTCTTCGTCGTCTGGGTTAATGTCGCTTTCGAAAATAGAATCATCTAGCACTGGGTGGTTGAGTGCTTCCTGCAGTCGGTTGACCAAAGACTGTAGTTCTTCGAGGTTATCACCGCACATAAACGGGTCGCTGTAGCTTGTGGGCGTACCGTCGTCTTCGTAGTACACCTCTTTAAAGTGGTAGGTTGTTTCTACTCCTCCGAGGTACTCGTTGTGTTGTACTATTACTCTGTGGTTCCAATGCATGGTTTTATCCTTTGTGATCTAGGCAACCAAAGTCTTCACGGGTGTAAAGACTTGCGCTGTAGTCGCTTGCGTCCTGGACAAACGCTCGCTGATTTTTGTATTTGTCGCTAATCTCTCTTGTAAATGGCGGTTCGTCTAGCCATTCGCTAGCGTCCCACCACATGGTAACCATGTTGCAGTTACCCATGCGAGATGTGAACGTGCCATGGTCGGTGACTTTATGTTTCCACCGATACCAATGCTTGCATGTGCTGCAAGTGTTCATGGTTAATTTGTTTTAGGCGGGGGGAGTTCAGTCGTGCGTCGGGCGCATGACTTAATGAACTCAGACATGCTGTCGATCTGCAAATCAATTTCTTCTAGCGGGATCTTTTTTTCTGTAGATACGTGAAGCGCACCGAATACAAAGCCGAGAGTTCCGGCTACGGTGCTAATGAAGTCAAACAAGTTGTCGCTGTCGATGCCCTGCGCAACGAGGTCATCGAGCGCGGTTTTCATGATTTGTTTTGTATTGAGAGATGTCATTGTCTGGTTGTCCTTTTGCGTTGGGAATAAAAAAGCCCGCTTGACCTTCTGGCCAAACGGGCTGTGGTAATAGGTGGAAGTCAGGGCTGGATAGAGGGTTAGCCTTCTCCAAGCGTCCGGTGGAGGCCATACATTACTGCTGGCCAGGCCCTAAACTTCCGGTTCGATAATTATGGCACGCTATCAATCTGGCGGCCAGAGGTTGATCCCTCCCCGCCGAGGTATCAGCGACGGGGAGGGACCGTGGTCGTTTTGGTCAAGGGTGACGACCAACCTTCTCTAGGGTTTGGTTACGCGGCGCGCAGCTGCTTCATAAAGTCAGCAACTTCGTTAGCCTCGGATTCCTGCTGGAGACGGGCGACGATGTCGTCCATAACCGGCATGGCCTGCGAGAACGAGTTACACACCGTCTCGACGTACCAGTTGCCGTCCTCGTCCTTGGCGCGCTGCTCGAAATGATAGAGCGGAGCGATGTCGGTGAGGTACGCCATCTTGGCGGCGAGCAAAGTGTGCAGGCGGGTGAGCGCCATAAAGTCGCTATCCACCAGCTCGGGGATACGCTCGTTAGCAGCGTAGACTCCGACATAGTCACCGACGTCTTGTGAGAAGTCGATGCCGTTGCCGAATTCCTGCTTGTCGTTCGCTACATACAAGCGGCGAGCGGCCCAGCAGACACCGTTCATGATGGACTGAATGAAGCTGAGCAAACGTTCCGGCTTGAACGGCGGTCCCTCAACCGGGACTCCCTGCTCAAGCTCGGCGGTCACTGCAGCCTGACGAGCGCGCTGCAAACGGAAGAATGCAAGAGCAATACGCTCGAGCGAATCATCTGCTTGCTGAGACTCCACGTACTTGGCGATGGAGCCAAGGGTCGTGTTCTTCTCTGACATGTAGCCGATAACGTTAGGAATGAATGATTGATCTTTAACGGACATGATTAGTTACCTATGGTTGTTAGTTGATTACTTGTACTCAGAAAGCAGTTTAGCCAACTGATTGGCGTGGTCTGCATCGTCAAACGCTGTATCTATATCAACGTCTGATGATTCGTGGTCAGTCAACTGGTGCTCGTGGTCAATGAGCCAATCCCAGTGGACAGTGTTCAGATTGAGGATTTCATATGGATTAGACATGGTTAGTTCCTTCGCTGCGCTGGTTATTTGGACACGTCATCTAGGTCATCTTCTATATCTAGCAACAGAATTGTCATTAGTGCCAGCATCACCTCATCCGGGTGATCTTTAGCGTACTGGATTGCCTGGCGTAATTTGTCAGTGATCCGTTGTGCGTGGTTAGTTGTTAGTGGTAATTGCAACTGTTTCATATTGGTACCTGTTAGTTAGATCACTGGTTGCACCGACCGCGAGCGCGGAACGCGCGAGCGTTCAGAACTCCTCCGTTGGAGTTTCAAACTCGCGCAGCTTTTCTTCGGCCATCATGCGCATGTGCGCCATGGAGTAGATGGCATAGGCTGCTTCGTTGGTTAGACGGAGGGTTTCGTACATGGATTTAGAGTCCTGGTCGGGGACAGACTGGAGAGAGCTTAGGGCTTGCTTTAGCCCTTCAACGGCTACTACGTAGCATTGTTCGTCGTTCATACGGGTGGGTGTCCTGCGCCCCAACGGTGCCACGAGGCTACGTCTGAGGCTTCGCTTTCTGTTTGATAATAGTCCGAGATACGGTCGTACGGCTCGTACCACCAACGTTTGCACTTTTCGTCGTAGTTGAACCCGGCACGTCCAACATACCAACCTGCGCCCGAACGCAGAGGGATGGGCGGACTTACAGCAAGCGTGCCGTGGGGGAACGTGTTAACGAAATCCTTATTTATTAACTTGAAGAACTGGTCAAGGTTAGCGACTGGGGCATCGTCGCAGTAGATGACCATTGGGTCGAAGAGATCGATTTGCTGTGGCTCGGACATGGTTGATACCTCTGGTTGTTACATGAATGAATCAATAGGACATCTGACCGCGAATCGGGAACCGATGAGCGTTGTCCTGTATAAGTGAACAGTGGTTAGTGGTCAGTTCTAACCGTTAGTTTGAGTTATCCACAGAGTGTGTGCAGGTAACGGTCTAAATGTGTGCAGCAAACAGGGCAATGTGTGCAGCAAACGAGGGGGTGTGTGCAGGCATTTTTCCTTATAAATCAATGTGTGTTCAGTGTGTGCAGGCATTTTTTCAGTTCGCAAGAAAAACAACATGTTGTATTTTTCAAATTGCACCCTGTTTTAAAAACGGTCAAAACCCTGCACACACTGCACACATTTCGTGTACGCAGGGTATTAAACGCTTGTGAATCAGGCACTTGCATGCGTTTGTTTGCAACAAACTTGCCTGCACACATGCCTGCACACAAACCGTAATCGCTGCACACACTGCACACATGCCTGTGTGAGCCGACCATGGACCACGAACCACGGGCAACTGGCCATGAGCACATGACCGTTGTCCACTGGCACATGACATGTGTTGCGTGCAAACAACAACTGACCACGGTACGTTGACCGTGGTCAGTGGCTAGTTGTTAGTCGTTGGAGAGCAGTGATACGAGGGTGCCGATAATGGCTAAGCCGGTAGCGATGATGAGTGAGTGGCTAACCGGGGGCTCAGTGAAGAACGAGCCGAGGAAGGTGATGTTTGCGAGGATGCTGAAGGCCAGTGATGTCTTGCCGCTGGTGAGGGTCATTGGATAGTTCCTTGTGGTTAGAGATGGGAGGTTGGAAGTCCCTCCCGATTGGATTAGCTGAAGAGGTTGAGTACGCCGAGGACGAATAGAGCTGCCATGTCAGGCTTCTCTTTAGCGTAGGTGATGACAGACTTGGATGCTTCTTTTGCTTTCTCAGCAGCGAGATACATCTGGTCCGGTTGTTCGTTGATGTTGTTGGTTGTATTGGCTTGGTTGTCCATGAGTAATTACTCCTAGTTAATTGACAGATACATAAGATCTACTGACCGCGAGACACGAAGTGTCGAGCGTTGACGCTGGGGGGTTACTGGGCGACAAGGTTCCACGATTCTGGTTAAAAACAAGGTTCCAATGGCTAAATTCCGGGAAAGGGGTTGGTGCTGGAGGCGAGGGGGGAGACTATGAGTGAGCAAAATAGATAGAAAAACGCATACCCCCTTCTATAAAAATTTTTTCTGCAAAATTTTTCTATAGGAATTTTTTGCGGAATCAAGGGTATACTCCGGCAACTTCATCCGGCGCAGGAGATCGGCAGTCGGTCTTCCGGTGTGGTTGTACTAGTGCCAGACACTAAGACATGCGCTCGCTGCCAGACGGACCTGCCCATAGCGAGCTTCGAGATGATGAAAGGCGGCTTCAGGACAATATGCCGCCCCTGTAACCAGTCAGTCCGCCGTCAATCACGGTCCACGGGCTACGAACCGTACTTAACGAATCTCGTATCTACGAGCAAAAGTAAGAGCCGTAGCCGTGGGTTCACGGACTACGAGGTTACGGCCGAGTACCTCATTGATCTCTGGCAACGGCAAGGTGGCCGTTGTGCGATATCAGGGGTAGTTCTTACCCATCACAATGATGGGTCAGGTGCTAAGGACTTCAACGCCAGCATCGATCGGATCGACAGCCAGCAAGGGTATATACCTGGCAACGTGCAGCTGGTTGCTCTACGGGTTAATCTCTTAAAACAGAGCTTAAGTACAGATATGCTGTACTGGTGGGTGAAGACTATTTACCAGTACTCTTGTGATTAGACAGGAGCAGGGCTAATATAAATGCTGCCGAAAGTCCAGGTGTTCGCGATAGAGGGCTTCGAAGACGCCATTATCGGTACAGCGTATCGGGGTGGCCACGAAGTCTTGGTCTATGACGGGTGGATGTTTGAGGCAATCGCTGCCTCGCTTGACCCCAACTCGACCAGTATCCACGAATATCTGACCAAGATCCGCTTGCACGAGCTAGGGGATCGGGCACCTGTTCTTGTTTATCTGGACGAAGAAGTT